GGGCTGTCCTCCGTCGGCTCCGATGACGTACACGGTGACGGAGGTGTAGGTGGCCGCGACCGCGTTGGCCCGAACGATGCCCGGAACGGTCAGTGCCAGGTCGGAGAAGTCGTTGAGGGTGACGCATCGGTCCTGGGTGCGGAAGATGCGCGGCGCGTTCGAACGGATCTGGTCGTTGGTCTCGGGATCCGCACCGCCTGTCATGGCGGAGGAGATCGCGCTGCCGTCGGTGTCCTGGGCAACGGTCACGCCGGGCAGGTTCGCGCTGGCGATGGCGTTGACGACACCGGCGTTGACGTTGCCGACGGTACCGCCGCCGACCCGGTAGGTCGCGTAGACAGTCAGTTGGTTGGTGGGGATGGCCCCGTTGACGTTGTCGCCGAAACGGATCCAGGTCGCACCGGAGTCGTCGAGGTAGGTGGTGAAGACTCTGTCCTCGGGCTCGGCGTCCACCAGGTAGGTGATGTACGTCCACTCGGTGAGGGAATCGACGTCGTCCACGAAGACCTGCACGGTCCCGCTGATGACGGGCACGTCGGGCAGCCGGAACTCCTGCACCGGCAGACCGGTCGAGGTTCCGACGTTGACCTGGGTGCGCGTGACGCCCTGGGTGACCGACACCGTAGCGGTGCCCCCGTTGAGCGGGACGGTCACGTCGGTGTCGGTCTCGTAGGTGACCGGGCTGTCGATGCTGTCGAGGTACTCGGTGACCACCTGCGTGCCTGCGGGCACCACGACGGCGGGCCCGGGGTTGGACGTCTGGAAGGTCACCGTGCCGGTAGCAGGCACCCCGTTGCTGGGTCGGTAGCCGAGAAGGTCGGCGATCTGCAGCAAAGACAGGCGCTGCGTGGCGGTCGGCAGGAACGACTCCTGCTGGAGGCGGTCGCCGTAGTAGGACAGGTTGTCGCCGAGGTAGGAGAACAACTCCACCATGAGCACGCCGAAGTCACCCTCGGAGGAGGGGACCCACTGGGGGTAGGCGCGCGAGGCGAAGTCCAGCAGCGAGGCTTTGAAGCCTTCGTAGTCCCTGCTGGTGTAGTCGATGGCCGGTGGGGTGGGGGTACTCATCCGCTGATGACCTCACTTACGGTGCCGCCGACGCTGACCACGGCGGTGTTGGTCTTGAGCGCCAGGCTGGACGGGGACACGCCCGCCTCACGGCGCACGTAGTCGACCTCGATGCGCGCGAGGGACATCTGCGAGGCGTCCGGAATGGGTGTGGCCTTCTGCAGGACGACACCGGGCTCGTACGTGGTGAACGCGGCTGTCACGGCGCGGCTGATCTCCTGAGCGACGAAGGACGCGTCAGGGTCGAAGAGCAGATCCGCCACGGGGACTCCGTAGTCCGGCAGCATGACCCTCTCCCCCGGCTGCGTGCCGACGAGAGCGTTCACATGCTGCGCGATCTGCCTGTCCGGATTCGACTCGACGGAAATCGTCCCGTCGGACGCTAGACGAAAGGGAATGGCTATCTCGGTAGGCATGCTTGCATTCTCCCAGGCGGGTTCTGCCTGCTGTTAACACCTACCGAGACAGCCGTGGCGCATCAGATGATGTTACCGATGGGCACCTTTGCGTTGATCAGGTACTCGGTTCCGGCCGCAACACTCAGCCCGGTTGCGGTGATGATGTTCAGGTTTCCTGCGGCGGAGATCTGGGCGAACGCCATGGTGATGGCGCCTGCGGAGGTCCTCTGCTGAACGAGTACGGGCTGCTGGGTGGCCGGATGCCAATTCGTTTCGGCGATGTTGAACACCGTGAGGCCCGGAGCGGTAGACCCCGCCTTGAAGGCGCCCAGCAGCCAGAGGTTGTCCTCCGCGTCGATGCGGTACCGGAGAGTTCCCCAGTTCGTGGATCCGTTGAAAGTAGTACTGCCCGACCAGTTGGTGTTGTACGACGGGACTTCCCATGACACCCCAGTGGCGGAGATGTAGTAGGTGGTCCCGATAACGCCTAGGACTTCGACATTCTTGTGGCTGGTGACCTGACCATTGCGAATGTCGACCAGCAGTTCATTGGTCTCGTTCTCCACGAACTGAACCGACGCGGGATTCGATCCGTCCTTTGGCTGCGAATTCAACTGCATACGAAGGCTGCCGTTGGCGGTGTTTACCGTGGGTCCCTGCACCTGCAGTGCCAGGGATTCCGTGGTAGTTCCTGCGTTGATGATTCCCGCAACCACCTTGCTCGGCAGGCTTTCGGTGGTGGCATTCGATGGAAAGGAGAGGGCGCCAGCGGCTCCGGCAGAGGACGACAACTTCACCTGGACGTTGGGGGCGGTACCGACCAGCACCGTTCCACCGTTGATCTGACCGCCGTTGACCGTGACGCCGGTGATCGTCTTGCCGTTGATGGCGTTGGCGTCGAGCAGTTCCGCCGTGATCGACCCGGCCGCGATCTGGTTGGTCGTCACCGAGTTCGTGGCGAGATCCCCGGTACCCGCCTGTTTGGGGGTGTCGGAGTGCGACCCGGACGGCGCGGATGCGATACCGACCTTGGAGTAGGCCACCAACCGGTAGTTGTAGGCGTTGGCGTAGTTCTGTACCGAGTCGTACAGGAAGTCCGGGCCGGGCAGGGTGCCGACGACGACGGGGTTGGGGAACGCCGCGTTGGTGTCTCGCTGCACCTGCACGTGGGAGAAGATCACCGGCATGGGGCTGCCGGTGCTGTCCAGGCCGTCCCAGGACACACGAAGGCCTCCGAGCACTCCGAGCACCGTCGGGGTGGAGGGGACCGGTGGAGGGGTCGTGGAGGACGCAGTGGTGATGTCCGTGGAGGACCACAGGGAGGCATTGCCGGAGTTGTCGATCGCCTGGACGCGGACGAAGAAGTCCACGCCGGTATGAAGCCCGTCGAGGACGACGCGCGTGTCGGAGGTGACCTGGCCGCCGGACCAGTTGGCGTTGTCGTAGGAGGTCTGCAGCACGTAGTGCGACAGGTCGACGAGGGTGGTGCCGTCCTGGTTCTCCGTCGGCGCGGTCCACGTCGCTGTCACCTGCGCCAGGGTGGTCCCCTCGGCGGTGACGTACTGCACGGTGGACAGCGCGAGCGCGGTCGGCTGCTTGGGTGGCATGCCATCGGTGATTCCTGCCACCTCGTCCTGCACCGCCTTGATCCCCAGAGGGGAGTACACCGGCTGGGTCACATCTCCCCCGGAGAACTGCACCCACACGCGCTGCCCCTGCGGGGGGACGGTGTTGGTCGGGGATGCGGGAACCGCCCAGGCGCTCTCCGCTCCGCCCAGGATCTGGGGTATGAGCAGGGTGACGCGGGCCTCCTTGAGTGGGTCCACGTTGTTGGCAACCGTGCCTGGGTACATCCCCAGGATCTGGTCAGACGACATTGATGTCCTCCAGAATGCTGCTCTCCCAGAATTGCTTATTGCGAAGAACTGCCGGGACAGCATTGAATTTGAAACGCTTGTTCGCGTCACTCTTAAAGGTTACGGTGTAGGGCTGGTCCCTTTCTGCATCCACGGTGGAGGTGAATAGCAGCCCCGAATTTGAGGTGGACCGGTTGATTACGTGCTTCGTTCCGGTGACCATCCACCTTCCCGAGCGGTCGGAGGCAACGGCCGTTCCGCCAATACCGATGAGCGTTCCCGGGGCAACTGCTGCCGTACCGTACAAAGAGGCCTGCATCGTGATCCATCCACGCGAGGCGAGAGTGCGCGCTTCGGTTATGGCCTTTGCGTCCGCGTAGTTGTTAACCGACCTGGCCGTGTTGATGGTGTTGAGGAACGTCGAGGTTCCCGCGTCGGCGCTCGCGGATGCTTTGATGACCTGACCGGTCTTGGCGTCCAGTCCCGATAGGGACGAGGTTCCTGTCGTCCCATTCGCACGGGGAACCATGGTTCCTGTGAGAATCGACATGTCCCGCAGGGTGTCAAAGACTCCTGGAGTCTGGTTCTTGGAGAACACAGGAATGTCCTGGGAGCGCTGTCCCAGAAGAAGGATTCTCGGGTCGAGAAAGTAAAGGGTCGCTCCTTCGACCCAGAATCGGAATCCCGTTTCGTCGGCGAGGTCCTGCACGAGTTTGAAGTCCGACACGCCCGCCTGCGCCCAGTACGTCAGCCTCCGTGCGCTCGGGGAGATGACGGTGCGCAGGCCGTTCTCCCGGGCCACCTGGCGCACGATCGCGGTCGGCGAGGTGCTCTTCCACGAGCGGCTGCGCTGGGTGTTCATCGGCAGCGTGGTCCCGATGCAGACGTAGCGGGTGAGCACGTTGTTGCTTCCGGAGGACGCCAGCGCGCTGGAGTGGTGGACGTACCCGTACCAGCGCGCGGTGTCCTGGGGAGCGCGTCCGTAGTCCAGCACCACGGGCGTCAGCTCCGCGTAGGCGGCCTTCTTGGTGGGGGCGGTGGTTACGTCCAGGAGGGCCATGGAGTGCACACCGAAGGCCTCTCGCACTTCCACGCGCGAGAGGTATGCGGAGACGTTGCTCCCGCCCATGGACAGGGTCGTGAAGGGGGTCTGTTCAGACACTGGGGATCCTGATGATCTGGCCGGGGGTCAGGACCTCCCACGACAGGACCTCCGGGTTGGCGTCGGCGATCTCCCACCACAGCCGGGCATCGCCGTAGTACTGCTGCGCGAGCAGGTCGATGCGGTCGGCGGACGTCAACTGGTGGTAGGTGAAGCGGAAGGCCCACTCGCGCTGCTGGGACGGCACGACGGTCAAGTTGGTGCCGCGCCTGGAAGCGATGAGGTTCAAGGAGGACTGCGCGTACCGCGAGTTGCTGGTGATCATCGGCCACCCTTTCCGCTCGGCCCACCGGCGAAGGAATCCGGGGTCACTCCGGCGGGCAGCGACCCGAACGCCTGGAACTCGGTGTTCCCCTTGGGCTTGGGGAGCAACTGCAAGGAGATGGACACCTGGCACCGCGAGGGGATCATCTTCTGGGTCCAGTGGGTGTACTGGATATCCAGTTCCTGGATGACCCCGTAGTAGTTCAGCGTCTCGCCGATGATGATGTACACGGGGACGTAGAGCATGGGCCCGGCGGTGTCGAAACTGAATTGACCCTGCCGGAACGAGTTGGACGAGTTTCCTGTTGCGTCGGCGCCCGTCCCGGTCACGTCCACCGAAGCGGAAATGCCCGTGATCTTGTACAGCAGGGAGATGTCCCACCCGACGCCGAGAGCCGGAACGAATATGCTTTCCGCTCCGGACACCCGGGAGGAATCCCACAGTTCGTAGGTCCGGTCGAAAAGCAGGTCGAACTGCACCGTCTGCTGCAGCGGCATCAGGAAGTCCTGCGCCGTCACGTCATTCGGGTTGATCGCGTTGTCGTCCGCCAGCACCGCCGGGTTCACGGAATGCGAAGCGGATATCACGCTCGGGTTGTACAGGAAGTTGCACCGGTAGCGCACGCCGTTGACCGGCTTCTCCTGGATGATGAAGCCTCGACTCAGCGCCTTTCCGCCGCCGACGAGGGACTGCAGGCCGGGGAGTTTCGTGATCCTGGGGTCGAACTTGCCATTGTCCTGAATGACGGTAGCCATTAGTTTCCTGCCGCGATGAGATTGATTCGGTCGTCCTCGGCGATGGCCTGCATGAACTGCTGCGCCGCATCGCGTGCCGACTGCTGGTCCATGACGCCCTGCACCTTCACCACCACCGAGCCGGAGGCGAAGTGGAGCGTGGGCGAGGCGCCCTTGGAGTGCATGCCTCCGACACCGCCGGTGAGTGGGGTGTTCGCCGCCAGCGACTTTCGGATGGCCTCGGCCTGGAAGGCGGGGATGATCATCTCGCCCTTGTGCACGCGCGCCGTCTGGTCGACGTCGATGTTCGACGAGCCGACCGCGTACCCCTTGTAGGCTCCACCGTTGGCCATGCTCTTGATGCCGGGGGCGTTGGCCAGGGAGCCGTAACGCGACTCCTCGTACCGCACACCCGCGATGATGTTGTCGACGGGGTTCCAGATGTTCTTGTGGCCCGGCAGCGAGTAGTGGTTGAAGGTGCCGTCGATCGTCTGCATGATGCCCTTGGACGGGTGACCCGCCCTGGCGTTGGAGTCGTAGTTGTTCTGCGAGCGCGGGTTGCCGCCGGACTCGTGCATGGCGATGGTGTTCACGTACCGCTCGTTGGCGGCCGTGTCCTGCTTCAGGATTCCCAGGGCGCTCTTGATCCACGTCTTGAGACTTCCGGAAGGCAGCGGGCCGGACGCGGTCGAGCCGTTGTTGGTGTTCCGTGAGGATCCCTGCCCGGCGCCGACTCCCGAGTTCAGGTTCGCCGCACCGATCGGAGAGATCCCGGCCGCGATGGCGTCGACTTCCTCCGTCGAGCCGTAGTTACCGACGTCTCCGCCGAAGCCCATGGTGGCCAGCCGGTTGGAGGTCGACCCGGCGGTGTCGGAGTTGTCGTTGGACTTGTCGTTCATGCTGCCGACCGAGCCCAGGATCCGGCGGGCGTTGGTGAATTCGCCGGGCGTGTAGGAGCGGATCCGGATCGCAGCACCGGTGTGCGGCGCCTCCAGGCACTTGCCGTTGCCCACGCACATCACCACGTGGTGCGCGGGGTTGCCGACGAACATCAGGTCACCAGCGCGCACCTGGTTCAGCGGAACGTCCTTGCCGACCTTCTGCTGCTGGGCTGCGGTACGCGGCAGGCTGACACCGATCTGCTTGAAGGCGAACTGCATCAGGCCCGAGCAGTCGAAGCCGGTCTGCGGGCTGCTGCCGCCCCACTTGTAGGGGGTGCCCAGGTACTTCTTGGCGATGGAGATCACGGCAGCGGCCGTCTTGCCTGCGCCCTGGGTGCCAGTGGCCGCAGCCCCTCCCCCGCCCGCGCCAGTGGCCGCAGCCGCGCCGCCTCCGGTGTCACCACCGAAGATGCCGACGAGCGCGCCAGCGCCAGCGCCGACGGCCGCACCGATGCCGGTACCGATAACCGGAACCACCGAGCCGACCGCAGCACCGGTCAGCGCGCCGGTCGCGGTGTCCACGCCGATGCTGGCAGCCTTGTGGGACTTCTTGCCGTGCACATGCTTGTCTACGATCTGGCTGCCGAAGTGGTGCACTCCCCACGCGCCCAAGCCGAAGGCACCAGCGGTGCCCAGAGCGCCCATGGAGAGGTCCATCGCGCCCGCGCCAACGCCGCTGCCGAACAGGCCTCCAGCACCGCCGCCTCCACCCATACCGAACAGGCGGCCCGCAGTGCCGAGACCACGGGCGATGCCCAAGGCACCAAGCCCGCTGCCGATGCTGGAGCCGATCAGGGAGCCTGCGCCGCCTGCGAAGCCCATGGCCCCGGCCAGGCCGGTCGCCTGCAGGACTCCCTGCAGGGCCGTGGAGAACTGGTCCAGGTACTTGGTTGCGGTCTGCAGGCCGTCGGAGAAAGCGGCGTCGCGGTTGACTTCACCGTTGCGCAGCGTCCCGGCGCGGGTCATCAGGATGTTGGCGTCCGATCCGCCGATGCCCATCTTGCCGAGCGCGGACTGGGCGGCGTTCTTCTGCGAGGTGGTCCCGCTGTCACGCTGGTTGGCCAGGCTGGTGTACGTCTGCGCGGTACCCCCGTGGACCT